CATATGTTCCTGTGTAAGAATAACCATATGTCATACCTTGTAATGGTTGTGTTTGAATTCCACCATAATCCCAAGATTGGTCATCGGACGTTGGTTCGTTAGTACCACCAAAACCCGTTCCTTTTTTATCCCATAGATAGAATGGAACTATTTGAGAAGATTCTGTTAACCTTCCTGGCTCATTTAATGATGCTCTAATTCTTTCACCATCTTCATTAAACTCTAAAGTTATTGGCGTTGGTCCCCAATATCCATTTTGTTTAAAAACTTGTGAATATAATTCGGGGTCTAATACTTGGTATGAATAACCTAAGTACTTAGGATTTTGTAAATCAAAGGGTTCAATTCCCGCTTCGTTATTTATAGATATTAATTGTAAAATATCACCATCTAAAACATCATAAAGAGCAATTGCCGAAAATCCTGTGTTTGTGAAAAAATCATTTAAATTGAAATCGTTATTACTAACATCTAATCTGTAGTTTATTGTTAATCCTAAAATCTCGCCAAAATTTTGATATGAAGTTGCACCAATAGATCTCGCAACCGATGAATTAACATCTAAAGTTGGGTCTGTAGTTATTTCTTTTATAAATTCATCTCTTGGTCCTAAGTCAACAAATGTAGTTGGGGTTCCAATTCTTTTATATGCATTTGAATTACCAAATGTTCCAACTGATGGAACAAATGTTGTTCCATTAAATTTCGTTGATCTATAATAAAATCTTCCTTGTGATGAAACAAACCTAACAACATCTCTACAATATTTTGCAATACTTTCATTTGAATTATTGATTGCGTCAGACATACGTTTTGCTTTAAATTGGAAAAAATATAAAGAACCTGATAACCAGTTATCTATAAATGCATAATTTACAATTCCACCACAAAACATTTTACCCACTCTTTTTCTTCTTCTATATTCTTTAAGGATATTGAATAATCTAGCGTTTGATAATGATCCTGGTATGATATAAAATACACCGTTTGAAAATTCACAATATCCTGATTTTGTTATTGGTGTATACGCTTCCCCATTATAACTTGTAGGTAATCTATAATCTGTAGTATCGGATAATTTAGTTCCGGTTACATCCATTCCCGGTGTAAAAACCGTTGTTTCTGTTCTTCCAGTTCCCACATAATAGACACTAACTAAACTCTCATCATATGGTGTATCATAAAGTTCACAACCCGTTTCAAGTACTATTAAATTACTACTCGGTGTTGCGGTATGGTGAATATCTCTAATAATTAATGTATATGTGGATAAATCGGAAAAGAAATCATTTGTATCATTAAAAGTTATAAGACCAGTATCTGGATCAATTGCAAATGGTAAATCGGTTAATCCAATGTTACTATTATAAAAAGAAAGTGCATAATCATATTGTCTATTAATAAAATCGTTTATATCAATTAATGGTGTTGCAGTACCAACACAAATACCATTATCAGGAATTGCGGCATTAAAATTATCAGCATTTAATATTCTATATGTTTGATCTTCTGATCCCACAATGTCTATCGTTCCAACTTGACAATATTCCGAAGATGTTGACACACCTCCTTGTGTACCGTATGTGTTGTTACCATTACACTCATCACATTCTGGATATGTTATTAGATATAAATTTCTTTGCGCCGAATCTTGAATTCTATAAGCAAATTTTCTAATTGCCCTTGCCAATCTTCTAATTGGCCAAAAATCTACCGCATCTGCAAGTGCATGGAATACTCTTGAAATTGTATTAAAAAACGTTAAGGTTACAAGATTTATTAATTGTTCAAAAAATAATAAGACATCCGCAATTAATAATGTGAATGTATAATTTTTAAGTCCAAAATTTACTGGTGGTGTTAAAGTATCTCCACAATCTTCTTCTTCCGCCGGTACCAATTCTTTAATACCAATAAATCTATCTTTAGTATATGAACCATAATCGTTATGATATGAACTTTGGAAAGACGATACAGTATAAACTTTATTATAATTAAATCTATAAAAATAATCTTTTGGGAAATATTCCCCATTTTCATTATATAAAATTCCTAAAGTGGAATCACTACTAACCGCGGGAGTTGGGTAATCATTCCAATCTAAGGACCAAGCATATGACTTATCATTTATTGTCCAATCTGTATTATAATATGAACCATACTCTCTTATGTTAGGAATTAAAAAATCTGCGTTTTGTCTAACTCTTGATAAATCATTATCATTAATATTAATTCTTGCCCTATAACATGCCGATGTTGCAACTCCTTTGTTTGGGTCGTTTGTAATTTCATTCTCACCAAATTCATTAGTGAAAATATAATCCATGTTCATCTCTAACGGAATGACAAATCCACCATCATCCGGAATATCTTCATTAAGAATCACTTCTTCTAAGATTGGTCTATGATTTTCATCTTTAGTAGATGTGAATCTAATTAACTCTACTTTAGCGGATTTTGCTAGTAAGTCACATTTACGACCCATCTTAGCTCGAGGTACGCAGTTTTTATTTATTGCACCTTTTCCACCATCAGTATAAACTCCACCAATTAAAAAAGCTTTTGGTTTTATACTTACACCTCTTTCAGATAAATCAAAATCGGTTCTTGTTAAACCAATTTCACAATAATCTTCATTACCCCAAAAAGGATATACTTCAATTGATTTATTATATGAAACTATTTGGGGTAGGGTTATTAAATCTTCAGAAGATTTAAATTTATATTTGTTTTTAAATTTATCGACACCAGCACCTTGTCTCATTAAATCATAAGGTCTTAATGAAAATGCCCCAATATCGGACAAATCGACATCAACATGTAATATTTGGTTACCCAATGGTACACCCCAAATCATGAAATCACCAGCCTCATTGGTTTTAACTGTGTAAGAATAATAAGTTTCAAAAACCTCTAAAACTTCTTCTCTTGTTAAAATATCGGTTTGGTCAAAGAATGTACCTGTTGGTTCGTGACCACCATGTTGTTTTCTAGATGGTAATAAATTGTATTTGTAACCCGCCTCATTTTTGTCATCCGCTTCTTTATAAGGATATAAAGCCGAAATAACTGGGTCATTTTTATGTTCGTCTTTTAAAGGAACAAATATTGAAACTCTCGCATTTGGGATACCTAAACCATTGTTTACTGAAATTCTACCACAAACAACCCCATAATCTGAGCAAAATGAGGCGTACGCGTCTTTCTGACTGAACTTTAGAGATAGAATTTCTAATAATTCGTAATCTTGTTTTAGTTCAACGGTAATCTTGTTGTCCTTACCAATGTTGGTTAAAATTCTATGTTTTTGCATGATTCTTATAATAAATAGAAACGATCAGGTTTTCTATTATTATAACGAAAAAACATTTTAATATGTAGTCGTTCCTAATGTTTTAGTTCTGACTTTAATATCAACATTTGGGAATCTAATTTGGTAAATTTGGTTAGATTTCATGAAAATAGTCATATCACTCTGTTGTATCTCTTTCGTACTATCATTCACATATGATTGTGAAACTTCGGCAGATGAGTATTGACCTCCAATTTTATTGAAAACTCTAATATCAATTACGTTGATTACACCATTTTCTTGACCTATTTGTCTTATTAAATCTCCAACAAATAATGGGTCACCCATCTTTCTTTTATCAAATGAGAAGAAATCAATTGTATTGTTAATTGTCATTTTGATGATGTCAGAAGGGTTTTCATTTTTATCAATAATTAAATCAATCTCCAATCCTAAGTCTATAACTTCACCATTTGCAATATCAATGTAATCATTAATCATTCTATATTCAGAAAGGTAATTGATGATATTATTTTTTAATGTGTTTGAAACCGTGTCGGTTAAATTACCCTTATCATCGTAAGATAATATTTTGATTTTAACCTTATTATCTTCTTCCATGACATTTACCTTAGCAGGAGCACCAAAAGTCGATGGCATCACCTCTATTAACGATTTATAGTCATTTAAAGTAACCGCTCTGTCTTGTGCTGCGAAATTATATGAAATCATATTTCTTAATTCCTCAATTGTTGGTTGGTCTGCACCACCAACTGCTGGTGTGATATTGGTAACCTTTAAAGATTGTGTTACTTGTGTGTTTGTCGAACTAACAGGTCCGTTTACGTTGAATTCAACAGTATCAATACTGTTTACAACGTTTACACCTATGTTTGAGTTTTTACCTCCACCAATTCTGTATTTTACGAACAACGTCGTATCCGTTTTTGGTACCGCACCTAATGATAAATTGTTTAGATAACTCGCCAAATTCACTTTTAATTGACCTGTCATGTAATTATCCAAATTATCTAATGGATTAACAGTACCAGAACCAAATATTAATGAAAAGTATCCTTCAGGTGTATATTCGGTTATAAATTTATTTGTAACATCTTTATAAACCCCAGATTTAAAATTATCCTTATCGGAAACCGCCGTCGAATCAGGTATAAAAACTCTATTTTGTATTAAACTTTTAACTTCGTACCACTTATTTGTGGTTGTTAAAAATTCACTTGGTATTGGGTTTGCACCAAATGAAGTACCCTCTTTATGTATTACACCTACAACACCTAAAACGTTTTGTTCTGGTAAGTATAATTTTAAGAATGGTTTTTGGTCTGTTTGATTTATAATTTTTCTATAAATCTTTGTGACTCCATTAACAACCGCATCTCTTTTTGTGATTGTATATGATACTAATGTGTTATTTGCGTTAAAATTTGGTATTTTAAGTCTATTCGGTTCACCTTTACTATTAAACGGACTAGAGAAATCGATATCTTCTAATGTTTCAAAAACTTGTCCTCCACCTGAAACTTGTGCTCCTGTTTTTAAAATACCCAAATATCTTTCATCTTCCTTATCACCTCTAACAGGTACATTTATTGAGAAATCACACAAACAAACTGATGGTCTATTACCCGGTATTTTAAGTCCGTAAGTTTTTGCAATATGGTATAACGATTGTCTTTGTTGAGCAAAATCCAACATAGTTTCTTGCCAAACCCTATCAATATGATAATGTAAGTTATCCGTAACGGCAGCATTTAAATCTAACAATACTGAATATATTGAAGCGTCATTGGTATTTTTTACCAAATCTGGATAATATTGTTTAGTTAGGTTTACTAATTCCTGTCTTAAACCCGCAAAATCACGGGTTGCGTATGATATTTTTTTACTCATCTTAAATGTTTAATATTACAAAATCTGAAGTTGAA